CCGCCGCAGTAAGCGCACTTGACAGGCTCCAACCCCTTCGCCAACTCCAGCTCGTCAGCCATCGCGCCCAGGTGCTTGTTGATGATCCGCGCTTTACGTGCAAATGCGTCTGTATCTGCCGTTAGCTCGATGTGCAGGTCGCCCATCTTGCTCACCTTCATGCCTCCTCCCGACTGTGCCGGTATATTAGCCCTGCTCGGACTCAAGTCCCAAATCCAGCCCTGCGAATAGCCCGCCCACGTTCGTCATGCCAGGGGTGGGTGCAGCCGCCTGCATCTGCTCGGCGGCAATCCGGTTCAGCTCAGTCTCCATCTGCTCGTCCTCCAGGCCGTCCATGCGCAGAATCGCGCTCTCGGTGGAAATAAGCCCTGCCTGCTTGCGCGCCGTCATGATGTTGGTCAGTTCCATCTCGTCAGTCGGCAGGCCGTCCTGCCACTGAATGGTGATGCTAGGCAGCTCCACAGCGCCCTTCATGCCCTGCGCCTTCTCCAGTGCCGCGCAGAGCTGGATGGTCTTGCGAAGCGCGGGGTCCAAGCGCATGCGTATCCTGTTCGTCTTGGCCAGTGGAGCCATCATGAGCCGCTTCAACGCGGAGCCCGATTCAGCCATGCCTGCCTTGAGGTTGCCGAAGGCGGCTGTACTGGTTTCGCTGAGAGTGTAGAGCTGTTCCATCAGCAGCTCGATCTGCTTGAATGCGGCGTTGAGCTGTCCATCCCAAATCATGTAACCGGGAGCCGTGTCGCCCTCGCCCAGGGGGAAGAACTTGCCCCCGCCCTGGAAGGTTATCTCGCCGGTTGTGGGGTTCTCCTCAAGCGCGCCCGCGGGGCCGTACATGTTGGGGTCAGAGTGCTTGTCCAGTATCCGTGCGATCTGCCCAACCCTAACCTCAAGCTCGGAGATGATGCTGCCCAGGTCGTCGTAATCGTCCATGCCTGTCAGCCGGTTGGACGTGCGCAGGTTATAACACGGCACAACTAGGAAGTCGTCAACGCCTGTGAGCTGCTCCACCGGCTCCTGCACGACGCGCCCGATTCGCCCGTTGCTGAACTCATGCACATGCCGGGTGATCTTGCCCTTCTCATGCACCTCGGCCACCAATTGCCCCGGCTTTGCGCTGTTGGCCGGCACGGTCGTCCATGCGATCACATGCGCCGTCACGTTACGGATGTTGTCGGGGTCAACCACGGGGAACCACAGTTCAGGCGGCTGGGCTTCGATAATGCCGCGGTTCTCATAGCGAACCTTCATCACGCCTGTGCCCAATGCGGAGATATCCAGCACAACCTCATAGCCGGTGTTGTGCAGGTCGTTATCGTTGACTATCCGGTCACATGCAAGCTGTTCCACGCTCCCGCGCTCGCCGGCAATGAACATCGGCGGCTCGCCAAAGAGCAGGTCAGCCCACAGCGTCGAGAGGCGCTTGTTCCAGTTGAGCACGGTCTGGATCACGGTCTGGCTCTCGGCTCTCAGGAGCCGCGTCCATGCGTCCTTGTAAACGAGTTCATGCTTGCCCTCGAAGAGCTGCCTGTTCTGGGTGTAAAGAGTAAGCCGCTCGGATTCTCCCTCCGGCGGCCACTTTTTGCCCTGCTCGATGAAGCTCAGATCCGTTTGCACAATCTCACCAACCTTGCGGTTTGCGTATGGGCGGCATACTGCGCCGCTGGCTGAATCTCAGTAACGCTTGGCTCATTTGGTCCACCTGGTCGTCATGCTTGCCGTTGGGAAATGCGGAACACTCCTCGATGAAGTCATTCACCCACGGCGCTATACTCGGGTCGGGCAGGTAAACGTTGCCCGCTTCAATCTCAGGGCTCACCGCGGCCACACGCGCCATCTTGGAGCCCCGCGGCTCAACTGGAATCAGCCCCGGTATTTCGCGCTTCAGCGTCGCAATCACCGCAGGGCCGTTGGCTTTATCCTCCACCAACTTCGCCCGGGCCTCGGGCCACTTGGCCGTAAGCGCCTTCACAGCTGCCAATGTCGTTGGGAAATCCATGCGCCCGCGCACCTGATCAAGTAGATACTTATCAGCGCCCTTGCGCCCCCACACACCGCCCGTTACGTAGTCGGAGCCGTCGGAATCCTTGAATGTCATGTCCCACGACTGAATGACTTCCTGCAGGTCGGCAGGAATGGCCTTGTAGAACTTCCACCAACCGCGCTTCAACATCTCGCCTTCCGGTGAGGACGGGTGTTGCTGGTATAACGCATTCCAAAAGTAGGTGCCTACATCTACTTTGGTTTCGGCTGCCCACGCTTCGTTGTACCCATACTCGGGCCACAGGGCCTCGCCGGGTTTGCGCCCTAAGGCGTCGTTCTCGCCCGCCACGGCCTGCAGCTCCAGCACAGTCCACTGTTGGCCCCCGGCCTTCATCTCCTTGAGCAACCGCCCAGCTAGGTCGTCCTCGTGCCAGCGGGTCATGACCAGCACTATAGCCCCATGGGGCGACAGTCTGGTCCGGAGGGTGCTGCGATACCAGTTCCAGACCGCATCGCGGATGGTTTGGGACGACGCCTCCTCGTGGTTCTTGAAAGGGTCGTCGATCACTGCCACGTTGGCACCCCGACCAGTGATGGGGCCCCCGACGCCGGCGGCCACACACCCGCCCCGGTGCCCCCGGACAGACCAATGATCTACTGCCGAGCTGTCGGTCGCCACCCGTATGCCCCACAGCGGGGGGCCGTACTCCCGCAGGGTGTTGCGTGACGCCCGGCTGAAGTCGTACGCCAAGTCGGCTGCGTAGGAGCTGATGATGACCTTCCGGTTCGGGTTGCGGCCCAGGAACCAGGCGGGGAACCCGCGAGACACTATCTCACTCTTGCCGTGCTGGGGTGGCATGAACACCATAAGCCGCCGAATGTCGCCGCGTTCTACGGCCTCAAGCTTCTCACACAACGCGAGGTGGTGCCTGCCTGGCCGCCACACCCCGCCCGAGGTGTACTGCATAAAGTCGGCCAGCCTGCGCCGGGCGAGTTCAGCCCCTATCTTGTCGTCTATGCCCGGGTCACTCAGCAGACCCTGCAAGACGCCGTCGTATGGAAGCAAGCGCCCTCAGCTCCTCCTCCGTCAGGCGCGACAAGTCCAGGCCAGACTGTGCACTGACCTCGACCGGCCCACCATCAGGGCCGGAGATCTCCTGCTGGACCTTGTCCGGAATACCCCTAGCCACCCGCTCCATCTTGGCTGCCTCAGTTAGGTAGGCCAGCACCTGGTTAGGGTTCAGGTCGGCGGGGTCCACCCCGCGCAGCCGCTCAATAGCCTTCTGCTGTAGGGCCATGGCCTCGGTGATGTGTCGCTGGTTCATGGCTTCGATTTCCTTCAACATGGACTCGCGCCTGATCCGATCCACCTCGATATCCCAGGCCATGCACCGGTCCACCCAATTCCATCGGTAGGACCACCGCTTCATCAGGTTGGTCGACTTGCCTAGCGCAGCCCCCGTCTTGGCCAGCGTACGCTCCATACTGTCCCGATACGCGATGAACGCCTCGAACGCCACGCGGGTTTCGCCCTTCTGGCGCTCCCAAGGGGCCCTCACTGCATCCATGCCGGGCACCTCCAGGTGGGCCTTCGAACGGGTGAAACCCGTCTTCCAGGGGGGCGGGCCGTTTCTTTTTCGGGGCACGGTTACTCACCCTCCAAGTACTTAGTCGCCCACTGTTCGAGGCAACGCCACGCCTCTTCTGGCTCCACCTCTTTGCGGGCCACCATCTTATCCACTGCCCGCTTCAGGGTGCGGGCTACGTCCACGGGCACCGTATCGCCGCCGAACACGGACGCCAAAGGAACCCGGGACCTCCGCTTGTTGGACTCCGAAACGCCCCAACCCTCGGCCAGGTCGGTCTGGTGCCGCTCGAACACGTCCAACACCAACATCATGCCTAGGGCCGAATTCTGCACGTTGTACGACATCTGCGCCTTGGCCAGGTCCGACACCGCCCGATCGAAGTCGTCCAGCCGCATGGCGACCACTTCGTCCGCGCCTAACGCCTCCGACGCCCGCTTCAGGCAAGCCCGGAGCCGGTCTGCCTCAGGGTGCTACCATTACACTACCGACGCGTGGGCCTCTCTTCCATCAACCGCTTGGTTGCTCGGTGCCGGTGTAGGAACACACCCTCAGCCACCGTATGTAGCTCTTCCAGACGCCCGGACTTGTTGCAGTTCCCACACCAGAACGTCCGGGCGGCTGGCTCCATCTCCATTCGCCCAGGGGCCTCGCAGTAGGGACAGGTCACCAAGACTATCAGACGGGGCTTGACCTCCATCAGTTCGCACACGCCCTTGGCGAGCGCCATACCCGACAACTGGCCCATCCTGCCTCACCCGACTTTCAGTGCCTCCCCCAGAGGAGCCGTCAAGGGCCCGCTAGACCCCCAACGCAGACTGCCGGGCTGGTTTCGCTCTGCCCAGCCGCGCCACTGGGCCCGGGCCCGGGGGTCATCCCCAGCGCCCACTAGCCACAGCACGGCCCGAAGAGCGTACTCGATGTCGGCATCCTCCGCACACCCGGGCCCACCCATGACCCTCACGCGGGCAGGTCGGTGGGCGACGAACTCAACCCGGGGGGCGTCGGGCTCCCTGGATTCGACGTGTCGCATTCGGTGCTCCTTCCCGCATACTCGCGGGTCGGCGCCGATCGTTCATCCTGCTGCAATAAACTAGTACCGTCACTGAGCCCTGTGGCACCGCCCCCAAGACTCATAGCCACCCGCCATACGACATCCGCCCGCCACTGGCGGGCCGTTTCCCTGCTTATACCCAGCGCCCGGGCTGCCCCACCTAGTGACTGGTGCCTCCAAAAGATAAGCCGGGTCAACCTCTTCAGGTTGCCCGGCAAGCTGTCGAACACGTCCTCAATAACTCGCACCACGGCCCGGTTCCGCTGAACCGATGCCGAATCCGCCAATAGCACTCCCCGTTGGGCCGTCGGGTCGCTCACCACACTGGTCCGACCCACCGGGGCGTCGATCGTGGACGAACCCCGAAGGATGATATCCAGCTCAACCCGGGCCAGCTCCTGCTTGATCCGCGGGTAGCAGTACAGGTACTGCTCGGCAACACACAACAGTGCACGGCGCGTCGCGTTTACACTGACGTGGGTACACCTCTCCACCTCCATTGTATCACACCTTCGCCCGCGTGTCAATGCCCTGACTGCCCATGTAGTTGAACAGCAGGGTCCGGACCAGGCCGGACAGGTTGATGTTATGGGCCTCCGTGAACCTCATGACCGCCGTCTTCTCCTTCGCGGTCATCTTGATGGTGATGGTGCTATCCATGCGCTCCTGCTTTTGCTCCTGTTTCCGCCCCTGACTCATTCGTATCACACTCCTCTATTCCCATTGTAACACGGGAGGGCTTGTCCTGGCAAGTATGCAGACCGTCGTACCAGCCGCGCCGGTAGCCGACGTCATACCCAGCCCCGCGCCCGGCGACTGCATTTCTTCATCTAAGATTTACGAACCGCATTTCTTCTCTCAAGATTTACGAACTGCATTTCTTCTCTCAAGATTTACGAACCGCATTTCTTCATTTAAGATTTACCGGCTGCGGAGGCCAGGCTGCACCCGACCCCCGCCCGTAATTACGCGGCTGCTAGCAGGCCGAGTACCCGCAGGACTCACAGTGCTTGCAACCCGAGTCACGGATCAGCGTATATGCGCCACAGCTCGGGCACAGGTCGCACTGTAGTGCAGCCGCCCCGGGCTCGCTGCTCGGTATCTCGGCCTCCAGTGCCCGCGCTATCGCCTCCGGGACGCTCCGGACCGCCTCCGGGCCGAACCCGACCTGCCCAGGGCCGCTGATGCCCCGGAGCTGCCCGACTATCTGCCTCGGATCAACGCCACACCTGAGCGCCAAGGAGATCAGTCGGGCAATGGCCTCAGTGAACGCACCTACGTCCGACCCGGCTGACCCTATCTGGCAGAACATCTCGAACGGCCAGCCGCCCAGGGTGTTTACCGTAGTCCATAAGGTGCCTAGCGGGGTCCGGGACCGGCGGGTCACCCCTAGCAGAACGTCGGGTCTGGGCACCGGCACATCGTTTGGGGCCACCGCCGGGGCCGCCGACACGGCATTCGGGGCCACACCCCGGTCGATGACCTCGATTGCCCGGCTGCCTGCCCGGTAGACGGTTAGCCCCTTACACCCCTCGTCGTAGGCGAAGAGGATGGCACTCCTGACGTCCGCCTCCGTGGCGTCATTCGGCAGGTTGATGGTCTTGGACACCGCATTGTCCGTATGTTTCTGCAGGGCAGCCTGCATCCGGACGTGCCACACCCAGTCTATCTCCAGGGCCGTCCTGCAGAGACGCTGCACGTCCTTAGGCACTTCAGCTAGACCCTGCACCGAACCGCCGTTGGCCGCAATGCGCCCTAGCAGCTCGTCCGTGACCGGCAGGCCCCGGGACTCCATGGCGTAGGAAAACGCCGCGTCGACCTGGTAGAGGGATTCATCACCCAACACGTTCTTGGCGAAGGCCACGCCGAATATAGGTTCACAGCCAGACGAACATCCTGCAACCATGGCCAGGGTGCCTGTCGGGGCTATTGTAGTTACTGTCGCGTTCCTGCGTAACACACCCTGTCCTGGCCCCCACGCGGGATAAGGGCCGTACTCGGCCCCCAGTTGGGCCGACGCTGCGTGGGCTGCACTCTGTATGCGGGCCATAATCACCTCGGCCAGCTCGATGCCCTCCCGGGAGTCGTAGGGCAGGCCCATCAGTATCAGCAGGTCGGCCAGCCCCATGACCCCTAGACCCACCTTGCGGGTCCGTTTGACTGCCGCTTCTATCTCGGGTAGCGGGTACACGCCCACGTCGATGGACCTGTCCAGCAGCTCGATTGCTGACCGCACGATCTGGTCCAGTAGGGCCCAGTCCACGCACCCACTGACGTGGTCATACATGGCCGCCAGGTTGATGCTGCCCAGGACGCAGGCTTCGTAGGGCAACAGGGGCTGCTCCCCGCAGGGGTTGGTGGCGCTCAGCCGCCCCAAGTCGGGGGTCGGGTTGGCCCGTTCGATGGCGTCCAAGAACAGCACCCCAGGCTCCCCGTTGGCCCAGGCGTGATGAACTATGAGGTCTAGAATCTCCGACGCGTTCCTGGTGCCCACGACCTCTCCGGTCCGGGGGTTGACCAGGTTGTACTCCCCGCCCTCTCGGGCCGCTCGCACGAACTCGTCGGTCAGCCCGACCGAAACGTTGAAGCAGGTCAGCTCGGTTTCGGTCCCGGCCTTACACTGAATGAACTGCTCGATGTCGGGGTGGTCGACCCGGAGCACGGCCATGTTGGCCCCGCGTCGCTTGCCGCCCTGCTTGACGGCCTCAGCCGCCGTATTAAAGACCCTCATAAAGGCCACGGGCCCGGAAGCCACACCCCCAGTGGACCTGACCGAATCGCCCTCCGGGCGAAGCTGTGAGAAGTCGAACCCGGTGCCCCCGCCTGACTGGTGCACCAGCGCCATGGCCTTTACCGTGTCGTAGATGGCCCCCAGGTCGTCCTCAATGGGCAGGACGAAGCAGGCTGCTAACTGGCCCAGCCCAGCGCCCGCGTTCATGAGCATCGGACTGTTGGGTAGGAAGAGCCTCTTCCGCATCATATCGGCCCACTCCCGGGCCTTGGCCTCATTATCGCCAGCCAGGGCCCCAGCCACCCGGTCACACATGGCGTCCGGGGTTTCCCCAGGCTGCAGGTATCTTGCTTCCAATATCCTTGTTGCTACGTCGGTCACCTGTTTTCCTCCTTTGGGCTGTTTTTCACCGGCGCGGGGTCTTGGGCCCGCCCCCCGGTCGTCTGCAGAGGTCACCCTATTTCACCCCCATGAACAATACTAGCACCCAAAAGACCAAGGCGAGACCCAGAGTCACCCGGGCCACCGCCAGCATTGCCTTGTACCAGACTATCGCATC